CTGGCTCCCTTCAAATCGAGAACCCTACCGGTACGGGCCGGACGACAGCGATAAGCAGCCCGATCGTTACTCAGCCGGCGCAATCGCACATGATCGGCGCGCAGGCTTACAACCGCGCATGGATGGGATTCTCGAACCTCCTGACCCCTACCGCATTTCCTGCTGTCTACGACCTGTTCACCAAGAACCTGTATCCCTACGGCATGAAGCCGGTCGGGTTCGGATGGTACGCAGGTGCCCAGGTACTCGTCGGCGAGTGCTGCACTCCCTCCAGACTCCAGAGCGGAGTCACGGTCGCCATGGGCAACGGCCATCTGTACATCTGCACCGTTGCAGGAACGACGGGCCAGACGCAGCCAATCTGGCCACTGACTGACGGTGGGACCGTAATCGATGGTGGAGTTACTTGGAAAGAGCAGACTCCGGTGATGGCTAACCGCATCCCCGTTCCTGCATCTCCTTCTCTATCTCTATCGTCTGGTGGCGCCTTTGATGCGACCCTTGACGTTTATATCGCAATTACTTTCACGAATAATATCGGAGAAACCACGCCATCGATTCCCGTGTCCATTCATCCGATTGCGTCCGCTACGACCGTCAATGTGCAAATTCCCGCTTTAGCAGACTTGTCTGGGTGGGTTCAGGGGCTTCCGGTCGGATACGCCGTCACCGGGGCCAAGATTTACGTTGCTGAGGTTTTGCATGGAAATCCTGCTCCTCAGTTATCGACATACCTGTTGTACAGTACTTTGCCCGTTCCTCTCGGAACACTTTTCGGAGTCACGGCTTTACACGCTGGAGCCTATTCTCCCACTACGAATACCGCCCGCATAACTGGCGGGATGATCCCTGCTCCCGATGTCGAGCCGGTTATTACTCGCTCGGCTGGAGCGGGAACATTCGTAGCTGGCCGTGATGTGTACGTTATCCAAACCTATCTCAACATCATCGGCGAGACAACCCCTGGCCCGGCTAACTCCATCGTCGACACTCAGTCGAATGATGCGGTTCTTGTCAATGTGACATTCCCGAAAGGTTATGCGGTCATCGGAGTAAACCTCTACGAGTGCTCGGTGCCTACCGGATCGGTTTTTGACGGCAGCGAGTTTCCTCCCTTTGGTGATTTCGCTCTCGTGGGAACCTTTACAAATGGTTCACTAGCAACGATCACAGATGACGTCTCTGGCTTCCCTCCGCCGACCGTCAACACGACGGGAGTTGCTGGAAACATCGCGCAGGACACTCTACAAGGTGGACCTAACAGCACTCAGGGCTACCGATGGATGACCGTTGCCTATCAGGATCAGTTCGACACGATCTCTGGATTTACCAAGGCGTCCGCCGTCAACTACATCGTCGACGAGAACGGCTGGGAGCTATCCGTCTTCAACCTGCCCACCGGTCCCAGTTACATCAAAAATGTGATTTGCAATTTTTCCGTAGCCGATGGGGTGAGCGCTGGTCCTTATGCCTTCTCGCCTACTACGCTGGTCTCAGACGGAATCCAGATCACGACTACCGTGTTTCCAAACGGGACATCGAGCGGAACGGTCAACTTCACCGACGAGTACCTGGCCGGCCTGATTGCTTCGGTTGCTACCAATACGACTGACAGGCTGCGCGTGATCCAGCCGCAGCAATGCGTCGACCTCTACTATTCCGAGGGAACCAGACGGTTGTTTCAAACCGGCGTACCCGGATTCTACTCCGGCCACTGGGTCTCACTTGCCGACGATCCAGAGAGCTACTATGGCGACACCAGCAATATCCAGGTTGGCAGCGATGACGGCGAACGTGCATGGTGCGTGCGGGAGTACCAGGGAGTCCCTTACTCCTTGCGCGAGCGCTCTGGATTCGAATTATCTCCTACCACGGCCGACCCTGCCACATGGACAGTCACAAAGCGCTGGACCAAAGTAGGACCATGCGGACCGCGGGCTATCGACGTTTGCGGTCTTTTCTTGGTTTTCATTCATTCGAGTGGAATTTATAAATACGAGGAATCCGCTCCGATGCTTGTTTCCAAGGAGCTTAACCGCTTCTGGACCACGATCAACTGGAGAGCGCAGCAAACCATCTGGTGTGCGATCGATGTCGAATATCACGAGATCCACATCGGTCTCCCGGTTGGCGACAGCACAATTCCCAACGTAGTTCTTGTCCTCAACTACGAGGAAGGGTGGAACAATCCACTAGCCTTCTCGCGCGTCTCTCAGAAAGAAATTACGATCGAGGGATGCCGAAAGTACAGCGTTTGGACAAATATCACGGCTTACTATGGAGTGCGCGCTTATCGGACAGTCACTGGTCTTCCGACACCGGATGAGGGACCAGTGGATACGAGCGAAGAGGTCAGCCGGCAATTCATCTCGCAGTTTCTCTACGCCTCTTCGGCGCCGGACGGAACGGTACAGGCCCTAACTCCTGGCGTCTACAACGACAACACGTCTGGAATCGATTGCGAGTATGAGCCCGTGGCTGCGCAGGAGATGATGACGCTCTGTAAGCTGCAGGGACTCAACATGAATGCCCGCGGCAATGGGAGTCTCTTTGTCTCATTCATCGCTGGCGCGCGCCGGATAACCGACTGGCAGGGTGGAACGCCGCAGCCATCGTGGCTTGTGACGATGAAGCCTATCCAGCTTGAGTTGAATCCGACCAAAGGAATTAGCAGGAACACGCCCAGCCGTCTGAATGAGCGCTGGCGCCCACGGTTCACCAATGGCGCTATCGCCGACGCATGGTTCTCGATGAAGTATGCTTGCGTCTTTATCAGCCCCATGTTCCAAGGCCGTCTCGCGGGAGAGGGTTCCTAATGGCAATCTCTAAGTCGCAGATCAATTCGATCAAGGACTTTGCTCTCAGGATCATCTTGCTCGGTTTCTACGACCAACATGTCGTCGTAGGTCAGGCGCTCGGAATCAACATCCTTCAGCCGACTAACTCACCGCAGGCGCCGGCAAGTCTTCCTCCTCCTTCAGCATCCTTCTCGGTAACTGGGGCGAATGGCGCTTTCAATATTTCGATCACGAATCCGAAGCAGTCTATCAACAAGACCATCTATCACGAGTTGAGCTATTCAGGCGTGGTCAGTTTCGTGGGTCCAGTGACCACACTTCCCATCCAGACCACAACACAGTTGAGCGTTCCGGCACCGGGAGTAACGACTTTCTGGCGTATACGATCGAGCTACGACCAGCACAACTGGAACAGTTACCAAACTCAGCCGGGAAAAGTCTCGGGCGGGTTGCAATCGTCAGCAGCCTCTGAGGCAGCCGTTGTGCTCAACCAGACGAACTACGCAAACGTTGACTCTGTTGATGTCGGAGGGTCTGCGAATGTGCGGGTCTTTGGCAAGGCTGGACCAAATACTCAGTATCCAAGCGTGAAAGGCTCTCAGGAGACAATTCGCCCATCGGCTACGATCATCAACGTCCCTTTCAGTACGCAGCAGGTCGTCGGATTTGACGGGCAAGACTATCAGGTGCGCGGCACTCTACCAGAGCAACTTATCGATGGCATCGTTCCAACAGGGACGGTGAGCGTTGTTGGACCTGGGGGAATCACTCTGCCGACAATCGTACCGATCGAGGTATCCGGGGGAATTCTTGGTTTCAATGTGACGTCCGGAGGAAGCGGAATCACTGCACCTTTGACGTTGACCATTGTTGGCACTGGCACAGGAGCAACGGCGGGAGCGCAAGTCATCTCAGGTGGTGTGCTCATCTCAGTAGCGCCTGGCAATGCAGGTAGCGGTTATGGACCAGGAACCACTGTTACGGTGTCGGGCGGAACGTTTGGAGGATCTACCGGCGGCGGACAATCCATCGGCGGAAACGGTGGGCGATTCATCGTGAACGACGGAACCACGAATTAGTGAGGCTTTTATGAGTTGGGGAGTAAGACCAGGGCACGAGCACAATCACATTGACGGGCGCACCCACGTGCACAACATCCATCTATTCAATCAGGTCACAGGTGGAGAGCATAACATCCATCTTCTACTTGGCGCTTCGGAGTGTCGTGAGTGTCACCGTCCGTTCGCGCAAAGTGACCTTGGCAATCTTGATCCTGCCGAAGAAATCAATACGGCAATTGAGACGCTGATGGGAAACCACCGCGCCATCATGGAGTACGCTGGAAAACATGGTGTTCCCATCAACTTAGGTTCGCTGCACTCCCATGTGCCGGATGGACACAAGATCACTTTACACGGAGATCTAAAGATGATGCACGTCCCGAGGTCAGCGAAGTGAAGCAGATCATCCTTCGCCCGGCCACTCCCGCAGACCTACCGTTCATCGAGAAGTTCCACGCGGAACAGAATGAGCGCGATGGGACGAGCTACCCGCTCCCCGTCTTCTTCGACAAAGATGGCAAGCTCACCGATCGCGCTCCGGTTGCTCTGGTGGGTTGCATCGAGGGGAACGATGAGCCGTTACAGGCAATCTG